CTTTACGAAAGCAAATCAAAATCGCCAGGATGTATTTACCCTAGGATTTGATATTTTTAATAATGATTGTTTGTTTTATTACATGTGACCAATTACCCATATTTATACATATATATAACTTACACTTCACTATATATATCACAGTAACATATATATACACATATCATCTATATAAACATGCCTATATACATCAAATCCAGGTAATCTGAGGGGCTATACACTCCTTCTGGATATATATATATATACACCTATATCTCTTATTCTGAGTCTTGCTTATATCCTTATATCCCCTTATAAAGACTATATGTTTATATAGGTAATAGTTGGTATATATCCTGTCTACCCCGAATTTTCTTGGGAAATTTACCTCAAGCAGAAAAGTTTTACAATAGAATGTTTTACAGATATCATAAGGTTATTTAGGTTTGTCTTATTCATTTAGTTATATCCTAACTCTATGCTGTCATGTGAAAAATCAAACCTAGCAGGTAGTGGAATGGGAATTCTTATAGTTCCAGACTTAGATGGCTTTGCATCAGAAAGAAACTCAAACAGCGACAGAGGAAAATATACACCATGTCTTTCTAATATGGCATCAGAGAGGTTTCTGTGGTTAGTGGCATCAGCTACAAGCTCTTCATAAATACACACATACTCGCCATCACCAATAGGTAGTTGCCAAATGCATCGTTGTGCATCATACTCTATATCTGTTGTCTTCATGCTTCTCTTCTCCTATATGCTCTTTCTCCATTTAACGTGCAATACAGTAAAAACTTTAGCAATCCCCGGAAACAAAACCTTGGTGTCACAAACGGGACAATGCTTGATGGGTTTCAATAACCAAAATGGGTCGTCATTGCGACCATTTCTGCTGTAACAGATAACTGCGTGGCATTCCGGGCAACGGTGTGGCTTGTCCATGTTGGGTCTCTTGAGCATTACTTCACCTCCGGTGGGTTGCAGCGCTCGATAGTTTCTATTGCGCCAGAAGTAAACCCTCTAACGTCACACAAGAAAACGTTACTTACCCACAAACCTGATTCCCAAATGTAAGTAGTGCCTGGTCCGAAAGTATTTTTGTAAAGACTTCCCTCAGTGAGCAACGTCCCTTGCACCCATTCATGTTCTTTCAACGTTGGGATCAGTTCGGCGGGTGTAGGTGGGATGTACAGTGTGAGTGTTCTATAATCGCATTGACTTTGCCCACCCTTGTCCCACGCAACCCAAAACTCATCCTCCTGATCTTCATATGTTTCAATGGAAGTTACTGTCCCAATGAACATGTCATTCCGTACCCGATCCCCAACCTTGAACTTTGGTTTAGGTGTCGGCTCAAGTATTAAACGCATCAATTTGATTTCGGCTTCGTGCGAATCTTCTAATTCTTCAACCCATTTAACGTGATCCTCGTACCGAACCCACGCGCCTTCCCTACTCGGACTCATGCAGCAGTCGTACAACCTATGTCTTTTTATCTCACTCATCATTTCACCGATCCAATCATTGCATCTACATACTCTCTATCAGTTGAATCATATGAAAATTTAAATCCGGGGGTACCTTTCTTGATAAGCTTTACACTCCAAGTATCCCAATCCCCATAACGAAAAGATCCAAGACCAAGAATCTCAAAAGACCAAAAGCCATTAGGACCAAAGTAACGCAGATCCAGAAAGCCATTCTTTGTATTTCTTTCGGGGTGAACAACAACTCCACGATTAACCACTCCACTACCATATAGCTCTACACAATCTCCCTCTTGTAGGCTGTTTAATAGCTCTTGTGCTTCTTCATACTCATTCATCGGTAACCGACTTCTTATTGTTTAACATGTACCCCGCCGTTAACGTACAACTGGAAAATATCATAAACAAAAAAGAAATGAGTAAAATCTTTTCAAATCGTTCGTCATCAGTCCAGACAGATGCATATGCAGAAAGGATAAAGGCTATAAGGCTAAAGACAAACGTACTGCCGAAAACTCCGTTAAACACTTGTTTCATTTTTGCTCCTCCATAATCTCATCTATATATGACTATTGTATCGAAGATACCTGTTCATGTCAATAGATGTGGGGTGGGTTGTTTTCTATTTTCCGCCGAAATTAAAGGCTATCAGTTCTTTTCCTATTTTCGATCACCTTAAAGAATTTAACCTTAGAATCTTCAATCTGTGCGGTGGCTACTATATCACCAAAGAATTTGTGATCAACTGACCAGAAGCCCTGATATCTAATTGGGTTACTGGTAATGTCTTTAAATACATACATTTCATGATGATCAAAGTATACATAGAGGTCTACAGACGTATCCTCCTCCATGTCTTCTATATATAGATTAAGTTCTTGATAGTCGTTTGTCATTCTGTTCCCTCTTTTTCTTGAATAAAAGCACCTTGTTGTTTCATTCTGTTAAAATATCCACCACCCATTCTGGTGTATTCCAGCCACAATTCTCTTAGCTGTCTAAGCCTCATTTCCGGATGTCCACTGCCCATCATCAACCATGCAAATGACTCTGAGTCTGAAACTCTTCTGGAAAAGACGTCTAGGTTGTTTTTTTCCATTACTCCTGCACTATATCCCCGAAAATATTCTTCGCTCATAGCTGACTCATACCCCTCCATGTCTGGCTCATTAATGTGTGGACCATTGCACTTCCATGGGGTTAAGCAGTTTGGGCACATGTAGTACTCTTCAAAATCATTCACTGTCTTCCCCTTTTGTCTCCTTTTTATACTTTTCTACAGTATATCGGATAGCATCCTCAATGTCAATAGTTCCAGCAGCAACAGACATGATAAGTTCTTTATGACCTTCTGGAACAACAAAGTCTTTCGGCATTTCTACCAGGGCACTCCCTAGTACGCTATCTGCTATTTGTTCAGAGGTGAAGATTTCATCACTCATTAATTGCCCTATGGGTGGCGCTGTTAAGCATTTGTATTGCTAAGGTTTCCACTCCCTCTGAGACGCCAGCTTGAGAAGATCAAAGTACATGGCCCTCCAGTGGTCCACATCCAAGTCCAATTCAACAATGTGATTCATGGCGTCTTGAGACCAACGGGTTGTCTCTTCCTTGGGAACCCACTCATCACCGAAGGGAGACGCAAGCGCGGTGGCGAAGTCGTATACCTTCATAGGTGGGATATCAATCATTTCATTTCCTTACTTAAACAATAGGTAGTATAGGACTACAACGATGCTGCCGATTGCTATTCCGGCACTTGCGTTCATGATAAAACTAGTCACTGGCTTCTCTTTCCCCGCAGGGGACGCATATGTCCCAGCGATTATCGTTATCGTCTATGTATAATGATTCAAATCTTGTATACTTAAAGCACATGCAACACATCTTGTGTTCTGGAATCATATCAGAAATCCTGATGGAAGTCAATCCGATTCCCGTTGTTCATAGTCGAACCCTTTTTCAGTGGCGCATGTCTTGCAGAGAGTTTTGAGCCAATAGTTCTTTGTTAAGGTCCTTCCATAGTTGCCACAAATTTCACAGAAAATTGAAGATGAGTTCTCTGCATAGTGAACAACGTCAGACATAATAGTAAATATCATCTCTCTGTCGCTATCTGATAGTCCTGCTTTATAATCACCCTTATATGGCATACCCCAATAAAATCTAAGGGTTCCAAACTTCTCTTTAATCTGTTGAATTTCATATTCAGGGCAAAGATAGTTTAGCTTTTCATCTACCTCTATCAACAGTTTGTACCAGCCAGGACCGCACTGGAATCCTGGGTAGATTGACTCTGAGAATCTCTCTAGGATTAGCTTTAGTTCCTCTGCATACTCTCCTGCGTCCTGTGGGAGGACGATGCAGGTACACCCATATATTGATCCTGGTTCGTATACCAATGCCCCAGGCTTACCCGCAAGGTCACAAAACTTTCTGTGTGCCATGATTATTCCTCAACTTCTTCTATAGAAACAATATCAGTAGAGATACGCCAATCATATTGCTCTCTAGTAGACATCATAAAGTACAAAGACTTTCCTAATTCTAGCGGTTCAAGAGAATGTTCTTGTGTCTCCCTATCAAAAGATGTAAGACCAACAAAATGAAACCATTGATTATCAGAAAGAAGTTCTCCACGATCTGCAGCGGGAACTCTCTTTGCTGTTAAATTTTTCATGTCAATTAGGTAATAAGTTCCATGATCTGTTGTTGCTTTAATCATATCAATCCCATAACTCTTGAAAGTGTTCGGATAACCATTGTAGCGAATCTTCCATCTCTTTGTCAAGTACCCCGCCAAATTCTTTTTGCCATTCAGCGTCAAGGGTTACGCCGTTCTTTGCATACTCCTTAAAGATAGCTATATGCTTGACGTATTCTGCATTGCGTCTTTCAATCATACCGTCAACGTCACGAAATTCTACATCAAGGGGGTCTGCGTATGTCATCTGGCATCCCTGGCCGTTGTCTACGATCCACTGCATAATTCCGGCAATTTGACCAGCAAGGAAGGAGTCTCCGCTATAGGCGTCACGGCTGCTAAATCCACGGGTAACTCTTTGGTAAGATCGAACAACATACTGGTGAGGATACTTCCACCCATACCTAAAGAACATCCTAACTCTATACCAAAGGCGGTCAATCTTGTCCCATAAGCCTTCCTTGTTCGCTTGTTCTCCCCTTAGGTCATTCATCATTTCCTCCACGCTTATGTATCTTTTCATCTTTTATCATACCAACTGTTAGCTGGATTACTTCCAACCATATCGAAAGAAGGAGTGCACACGCCAGATATGGCATAGAACTTAGGAACGGGTGTCTCTAGCTCCTTGATAAAGTCTTCCCATTGGGTAGTTGTAGTCACGCTTTCTCCAGATTTTGTAGGTTGCTTGCTCATTTTATTTTAGTAAGACTAGGATATCATCAATCGTGTTTTTAATCAAGTGATTCTTCATAACGTATTGATAAGCTTCTTCAACCCTATCCCCATTCCTGGAAAATTCCTTTATGATCTTAACTAGATCCTCTTTACTTTCATATACCTGACCAAAATCTGAAAGAAGCTTGGCACCAGCGATGTTTCTTGCGACCCAGGGGGTTCTGTTGATCATAGACTCTAGGATAACAAGACCAAAGCCCTCTTGTGAAGAGTTTAATATGTAGCATTCGGCATCAGCCATCGCATTCTTGATGTCTTGGGGATCTTCTATCATGAGAGGAAAAACGCTGTTGCTCTTGGTTGGGACGCATTCGGGAAACCGACCATCATATCCGGTGGTAACAAGCACGGCGTTGGGGGTTCCTGATTCTTTGAAGGCATCGGCCAGCTCAACCATCCTTTTATTGGGCCAATACCCGCCGCAAGAAAGAAACATCCTTTTATTCTTTGGTATTCCGTACTTATCTTTAAATACCCCAACCAGGCCCACGCTTGATTTTGGGGATATTCCATGAACAACCTTGTGTGATTTTTCTTCTACCTTCCACCGACGAACATGTTCCCAATCTTCGGGGGAAGAGCATCCAACAAAATCAACCTCGTCCATTGCCTTTATATACTCAGTGGAATCAGATGGCTCGATTAAAAGATAAAGGGATGGAGAGTTGATATCTTTTAAGTTTTGAAGGACTTGTCCCTGAAAGATGGGGTTCCCCCCATGAATAACTAATAGGTCTTTATCTTGCAATTCTCTTAGGTCTGATGTTATCTTGACGCCATTTAAATCACCCGCATGTTCTTTTGTAACGACAGTTGTTTCTATCCCCCTAGACAGACATTCCTCTGCCATTTGCTGCGAATAGTACTCAGATCCACCAATATACGGAGGGTATCTATGAACAACAAAGCAAACTCTAGCTATATTTCTCATTCCACCAACTATTCTCTTTCATTGAAAGACAATCTTCACATGCAGACGTAGACCATTCTCCTCCATACCCACAAAAGAAACAGTCATTGGTATAGAATTCCTCTGCGTCTGCATATCCACGAAGGTAGGCATCATGTACGCAGGTGGGTCCACCCTCATACTTTGTATGGGAACACACTCCAAAGGGGGTGTCTATAGACGGCTCACTCATGCTCTCTCCCGACATTCGCAAGGAAATCCTGGATATCCTCTGCTGTTTTCACATTGACCATCATGAACCTCCTTGGAAGCAACCCTGTCTCTGTCTTCAATTAGTCTTTGATCTACCTCTATTGGCACATAGTGCTTGTTTATCCTATGTTTTCTTATATGCTTAATCATTTCGTCATAATCTTCTCCCGCCACAAAATTTTCGTGGACGGTATAAAGATCTCCAGTAAGAAGAAAGTTGGTCTCTACTTCTTTTGTGGGTGCAAGAGAGCACATGCAGCAAATCAAACCAAAATGGGTATCGTCGTAGATGTAAACATCTGCTTCTCCAAATCTACAATACGACACTTTTCCCCATTTCGTTATACCACTTACCAAAGTACACTTCGTTTCCTGAAGACTGATAGTATTGTATTGTTGACTCAAGCTCTTCTTCGACTACAAATCCAAGGAAGTCCCATCTGTCTGGTTCTTCATTAGACCATATTTGATATCCTGGATTTTCGCTTCCCGGATCTCCCTGAGACATAGCATTTTGCCTGTCAACTTTCTCGAACATTACTCTAGGCATTGGCTTTATTGCCAATAAAAACTTCTGCCCCTATTGACTCGTAGTGGATCATGTCCTCATACAAGTTTCCTTTTTCTATAAAGCACAGTAGTTCATATTCCTCTACCGTCGTTCCTGTGTATACGTTGTAACCATTTTCAAATGGCTCAAAAAGTATTTTGTATTTACTCATCTTTTCTCCTTGCTGTTGTATTTAAGAAAATCTATTTTTTATTTCTTGCCAGGTATAGCTGTTCTCGCTTATATCCAGTCCTCCAATTTCTGAGGATTGATCCCAACTGTACCAGAAAATCATCATCTTGTCAATGCCTGGGGTTGATCGCAGCAGCCTAATGAGCTGCCTAGATCTGCTCTCTGAAGGAATATCCCCCAATAGATTAAAGTTAGTTTCTGTTACCCAGATCTGTCCCGGTGCCTTGGTTTTTTCACAAGACAAGAAAACTTCACGATACAAACTCCTCCATTCAAAAACCCCGTCGCCAATGGCGGGATAAATATGGCAGGCAACTCCATCAACAGGCCAACCTTTTCTCTTAAGCGCATAAAGCATTTTTATTCCCCTCTTCATTCCACCACTTGAAGATCTGGGAAGTACAGAGGGTGCAAGTACGGTTACAGAGCTATCAATAGACTTTATCGTTGAATATGCCCTCCTTGCCATTTCCGCAAGAAGGTTTCTATTCCCCAAGGTGTATGGGTACATGAAGTCTGCTAGCTGAGGCTCGTTCCATATTTCGTAGGCATCTATCTTCCCCCTGTACCTTGTCGCAAGGTTCCAAATAAACTTATTCCATTCATCAACGGAGTTGGGGAGGGAGTTTGTTCCCGGGCCAAGCCAGGGAGCAAAATGGGGAGCATTAGGGTCTTTTGCAAGCCACCTTGGAGTGGCAGCAGCCACATAAACTATCTTTCTGTCAGAGTATAGATCTACCAAGTGGTCTAACCTAGACCAATCATACTGATTTGGACCAAGGTGAATGTCTTTCCAGGTAACGCCACAATCCCACAGCCTTACCCAATCTGAGGGAGCAATGCCTTTTTCCGGTCTGTTAAAATGCATACCGATCATAAGACCATTATACCTTACGCCTTTTTACTGTCTGTTGAGTAAAATCCAGAACCATTAAACTTGATTCCTACAGCTTGAAACATTTTAGTTACATTACCATGGCATTTTGGGCAGTAGGCTAGGGTTGTATCTCTGATGGATTGATGATAGTCAAAATCTCCACAGAACTCACACTTATAAGTGTATACTGGCATTACCAAATCCTAACAATAGTCATACAAGGATCTCCGCCGTCAATCCATTCTTTTTCTTCTTCATCACTCATCTTGTATCCTTCGTGTGTTTCACAAAAGGCTTCTGTTGACCACCCCATGTCTACTCCATATTGAACCCAATCGTAAATATCAATTGTCTTGCTTAGCATACCGCTTTCTTTAGCTATTCTATTTCTCCAATACTTATCAAACTGCGGCTCGTCGGGGCTCACAGATATCCCTTATGCTTCCACTCTGAATAGTTCAGGGCTGTGGTTTGTTCACCAGATCCATCGTCCAAGTTCTTTTTAAGGCTTCCTGTTTGCATTACCGCATTTTTCTTTTCAGATCCTGCGGTGGGGCGGTGCTCTTCTGAGATTGCCCAAGACATTGCTGTCCCAATCGTACATCCGACCGTAGAGAATGCGTTGGCAATGTCTTCTGGATGAGCAACCTCATCTTTTCCAAAGTAGTTTTGCTCATCAAGAGACCTGAGAACCAGATCCGCAAACTCGCGTGGGGTCATGTATATGTTGCTGTTTCCATATTTTGATTTACTCATTTTATTACCTTTCGTTTGTTTTCTACAATTATATCTTTTTTATCTAGTAATGTCAACACCTTACCGATCCATCATCATTGCCATGGAAAATCTATATTTTGGGCCAAGAACTGTTTGTGGTCTTAGGCTATGCGGAACATGCCCATCAAATATAATTAATCTTCCAGAAATATATGGGGAAGAAAATAAAATTTCAGACAAGTCATCTTTCCAAAACACTGTTTCTCCACCCATCCCATCCCTCCAGTCTGGATTAACATAATATAAAATTGTTTTAGCGCAGGAATCGGCATGAACAAAATAAGCCTCTGATGATACCGTAAGATTTATATAAGTTCCCTTTAGTTTTAACCCGTCAATAAGTTCCATGATTTCATCATTTTTTGATATATCATTAAACACGCCGAGTTGGGAAACTCTTTCATCTGAAAATCTTGAGTTTAGGTGATAGTCATAAGACCCCCTTTCTAGACTACCTAAACATTCTTTTCCAATTTTAAACTCAGAGCTTGCACAACCCTCATAAATTTTAGTTCTGGTTGGTAAGGAAAAAACATTGTCAAAAACATCTATTCTGTTTCCATTTTCAAGAATCATCCTTTATTTACTCCATCCTTTACTTTATGACAGTTGCAGCCACATTTACCATGGTTGAATTGGTAGGGGCATGTATCGTGGTGTTCTGTTATGCAAAACCCACTTGGTCCATCCAGCTGTTTGTCTGGAGTGGGTATGGGTCTTGACAGGTCTTCTCTTTTTGACCTTCTTGTTGCCACTTTCACTCCTTGCGCTAGTTTCCGTATCTATAGTATACCGTCAAAATGTCTAAGAGTCAATAGGATCGTCAAGCTTATATCGCATCTCTTCCATGATACTGTTGTATACTAAAATAGAGTATTGTTAAACGGGCATCAGATTGATGTTTATTGCTATTCGGCTTGAATTGTATTCTGGGCTGGAAGACGAATGATATATCAGCCCATTAAAGATCACAGCTCTCCCTCTTCTGGGCGAAACTCTCTCCAAAAAAGAAAAGGATTCCGGATACTCTGAGAGATCCGTGGATTTGGAAATCTCGTTAAAGAGGTAGGTATCACCATCGCTATCGTTCACATAATAAAGAATTGTGTAGTGTGGAACATAATAGTCCACATGTGGCTTGTGCAAACCAACCCCCTTAGAAAACATCCCTGCTCGAATTCTTTCTATTTTTACATCTTCACCTAAAATATCCCTGGCCTTTGCAACCAGCGGGAGGCATAGCCCAACAAGCAGGTCGTTGTTTTTATTTGTATCTAACGAGAACACGTTGTAGAAGAACCCGGCTTGGGAGCTAGAAAGGGAAAGTCCCTCTGATAGTTGTGGATTCATGGTCACTGAGCTAATGTTTTCATTTTCGCTCCACTCTGCTTGCGCTAGGGCTTTTTCTATACTTTTCTGATGATACTCTGGAATAAAATTATCAAATACCTCATATGTAAACATTTTTAAATTGTATCATTTCTCATGTGTAATGTCAACGAATTTCATTTCTTCCTTTGGACAACCACAGGGGCAGTTTGTGGAGAGAAGTCTGTCAAAATTCATCTTTCCATAAAAATGAACATAGTCTGTCTTCCTTAAATAAAGAATTTCTACGACATCGACAATGTGGCTGCCAAAGAAGTCTTTTCCTCCGCCATAATTGTTGCCATGGATAAAGACAGGGAAGTGGGTTTTGTTTAAGTTGCTAAGTGAACCACATACAATGTTAAAAAAAATGTCATCTTCTATTGCATGAACAAGGCCATGGAACTCTCCAATTATCTGTCTAAATCTAGAAAGGTCTGGGAAGTCGTTGAACAGCCCCCACTCCGCGCCTTCGACATCCACCTTTAGGATTAGGTCTTTATTCTTGTCAGCATCTTTTACCAGATCGCTGACAAAAACATCTTTGGATATTGTTTTTTTATAAAAGACGCAGTTATCTATTTTTTTAGGAAGCTCGTCGATAGAGTTGTCGTATGCATTTATTCCCCAAACCAGTGTGGATATGTCCATCTCCCAATCTACGTTTGTCTCTATTCCGCAAGATACAATGAAGTCATTTTTAGAAAGATCATTGACCAGTACATACCCCCCATCATGTTTTGATCCAAACCTCCTGTACTCCACCTCTGTAGTAAAAGATAGTCGGAGCATCTTCTTGAGTATTTCCATTTTCTCTTGAACTCCCGGCGCCACTTAAATCCCCAAACTATCAATAAAGAGCTGTTTGGGAAAAGCTCCACAAACTTGTGCCAACATCAGTCCATTATCATCAAGAAGAATAAAGGTTGGAACAGACAAGACCGAATAGGCTTCCGCTAGTTCACTATTCACATCAATATCGACAGACAGGTATCCTAAATCGCCCGCCTCTTTGACAACCTCATCAACAATGGGTTTCATAACCTTGCACGGGCCGCACCACTCTGCAGTAAAGTGTAAAAGTTTCATATCGTTCTCCTTAGAATTCATATCTTTCTGGTATATATACATTGTGGGTTAGCGTGTTTGTTGCAAGATTATATCCTGAGTACTCTCGGTATTTTTCACATGCATCCCAGTTTTCATTAACAAATTTTTCTATATAGGAAATTGCAAGATTGTTGATCTCATTTATATTTTGAAACATATCATCCATTACCTGCCTTTTCGGGTCTTCTTCCCGATACCTATGGGTTAGTGGGAGTGGCATGTTTGGGAAAACAAGGGAGAATCCCTGATCAAGCAAGCTTATAGCAGGAAGAACTTCCTCTTCCCAGAAGGTTTCTTCCCCGCTCCACCCGTGGTACTCAGCCCAACTCTTATTTCCAAAAATGAAATTTCCTGCAACCCTGTTCGATGGATAAAAAATCCCACTCCTATCAAAAATAACCTCGTCTGGAATATCTTTAATCCTTGCCACTGAGACGTTCCTTAGTGGTACTCTGTCTGTAACATTTCTTTCAGACCACGCAGAGTATCCAGACCAGTTATCGATAACCGATGGTGTTCCATTGTTCTCTCCATACCTTCCAAGGTATCCCGTAATCAGCGTCTTTTGGTTTCCAGTTTCTCTAATGGCCCTCTCAAGCACCACCGAAATAAATCTATCCCAATTATTTTGAAAGAGTGTGTGAGCGTCTATTTGCAAGATATAGTCTTGATCTGTGTAAGCAAATCTTGAGTTGATCCTCCCCCTTCCTAGACCACGGTCAGTGATTGGATCAAATTTTTTAACAGAGACGTTCGGCAGGGCTTCGAGTGGAGAGATTTTTTCATCGTAGAAGTGCTGCCCAACAGTTGCTGCAATACCGATATAGAGACCCCCTGGATTTTTTGCTGTTTCATATGCAGACATGACTGTGCTGGTAATGCTATCATCTTCAATTGTTGCTATTTGAACATAAATTGACATGCTTTCTCCCTACCTCCACTCAATCCCAGTAATTTCTGGAAAAATTTCATAATCCGCCCGAAACCATTTTTTAATTTTCTGCTTTGTATCCGTGGAAAGCTTCACATCTGAACTACCAAGGACCCTGTGCCGGAGCATTGGAACCTTATTCTTAAACCCCAGGTAGTCAGTTACGTCTTCCCATTTATTATCAAGCATCGACAAGTCTACAATCATTCCGTCCCCAAGCATTGGCCCAAGCCTGACGCTCTGTGGCTGAATCATAAAAAAATCATGGGATAGCATGTAGTCTACGAATCCGCTTGTGCCTGTGTGGGAAACGTGCGAAGCTTCATATGCAGTCGCCACCCCATATGGCAAAGACTCCTCCCTAGGAGTATTATTTACAATGTACCTGCCAAATGAATACATAGACTGCATAATCTCGATAGGGCTACGGACAGTGCTAAACTTCTTAAAACTATGCCAAGAATCTCCTAAAAAGTCAGCGGAGCCGACAGCTCCAGAATGCTCGTTGATAAATCTGTTTGGTGAAAGCACGAAGGCTTGCCAGTCACGAAGATATAGGTCATATTGTTTTAGATGTGGCCATATGGATCTTTCAACAGTTGTTCCACCAGTTTTCTCTAGGTGGTGTACCACAAATCTTCCTGAGTAAGAAATTATCACCGATACTGAACCTCTGCTACGATAAAAAAGTTATCGTTATCCGGTACGGTAAAAGAATATTTATCCTTTCCCGTGACAGACAGACACCCCCCGGCAATGGCTGCGACTGGTTGACCATTTACAGTTATGGGCCTGTCTGATGAAGAAACAAAGTAGATAAAAACATTCTCTGGATTCGGATACCCATCCTCTGGATAGACAACTTTCGCATCCTTGCTTTGCGTCATGATGGTTAGCCTCGCCATGTACACATCTTCCACACTAATTCCATTTTTATCACAGAACTTTTTAAATATACCAATAGTTATTTTATTTAGCTCTGTGTCAACAGAATCAATCCATTTAGAATAGTAAATAAAGCGAATTCCATTCTCGTCATCACGGAACATCCACTCTATCGAATGCTCCTGATCATCAAAAGCGCCTAATATCCCAGCCACTTCTTTTGCATCTAAAACTCCATGGTCATAGATCACTTAAACTCCCCCAAAAAGGTAGTATTGATAACAGCACGGTATCCGGCCTCTGGCACTGTTGGGGAGTGATAGTTTTGACCATTAAAGAGAACGGCCCTACCAGCCTTTGGAGAAATCTCAGCCATCCTTGTCAGCACCACCTCCTGACTCTCATCAAACTGTTCGTTGTATACGATGGTCTCCCCCAACGCATCGTTGACGTAGTATAGCAAGGTAAAGTGTTGCCAATGATGGTCAACGTGCGGTGTTTCTGTGGGCATCCCGGCAAAGGCTGTGTCGGGGAATGTCAGGTTTGCCTTGCACCTCACCACCGCGTGTAGCTCAACATTATTCTTGATGCAGAATGATTTAATAAGTCCGAAAGCGACTGACCAATATGGAGAATATATCCCACTCTCTAGAAAAAACAGGTGATTAAACTGAGTCCCAGCGTATGCCTCGATATCTGTCTTAAATCTATACCCTCCAAGAAGTGACTTACCCAAAACCCACTTAGCCTCACCATTAAGGAGGGTATCATGAATGTTCTGAACTTCTTCATTAGACAAAAAATCATCATCTATCAAATAGGTAAAATCTTTTAATTTCATTTAAAGTACTCCTTAAAGATGTTTGGATCTAAGCTCTGCCCGAACCATGTTACCACAACATACTTTGGCCCGCTAGTGGGAGGCAGTGCCTGATGGGTATAGGCGTAGTTTGCGGGGAACAGCACCAACTTGCCCCGTTCGGGACGGATGTTTAGATTAAACTTATCAAACCAGGTCTCTCCACCAGAGACAACATCATTTAAGTATAGTAGGGCCGACATTGATCTGGGAAACGTGGGGCCGCAGTCGCAATGCCTATCGTAAAATCCCTCGCCTTGATCATAGCGCAGAAGACTAATGTCTTCCATGTGGGAGAATTCAAATCCATTTTCTGTGGAATATTCTTTTGCAGCGGAATGAATGGACAAAGATAAGTCAAAAAAGATCTTTGGCTTGCTGGCACTGGGGGATATCTGAATCTCTCTAGACCTTCTGATTTCCACCTCATTCCTCGTAGTCCTGTCTCCAGGTGACTCAATCTCAGACGATCTCCATGCCTCATCTGGGAGGGGTAGAACAGTAGAGAGGATTTCGTCACTATAGTCTATCGCATTCTCAATCACCATGATGCTTGGTGCTAGGTATCCCCTCATCAGCTAAACTCTTTCTTTACATGAAATAGGTCCCGGTAAGCACCGTGAAACTTGCTAGCAATCATAAAAACTCTTTTCTTTTGTTCTTCCTCGTCCCAGGGTCTGGGGTCAGATACCCATGACGTTCTTTTGATGGGGAGGATCTGATACATTGGAGTCCCCTTTGGAATGACCCCCCTAAATCCCTTTCTGATGTAAAACGGAAGGTTTCCAAGTGGTATATGGTAGAAGTTGTCGGAGTCAACCATACCAGTTGCAGTTTCAAATGGGAGGTGTATCTGATTTACCGGATGGATAAACAGGGCGGACCAACCTTTCGGAAGCCGGGGAATCCACGGAGACTTCCAAACAAACTCGTTCTGGTAAAAAGTTGGTCCAATCGGTGAGTGAAAATCTCCGCCCCTAGAGCCAACCATTTCTGGAAAATCATTGCAGCCGATGGATACCGTCCCCTCTGTTTCGCTCACAACTAGGTCTTGCCATGTCTCTTGAATATACCCATTTAGCATTCCGTCTAGGAATGGCAGACAGGACTTAATGTTCACGCCGTCCATCCGACCAGACCCATTGAGAGCAATTGTTTTTTCTGAAACCTTTTTAATATCTTTGTACCACTTTGGGATATAAAATCCTGATGGCTTTGGAGGTGGTACCAAGAGCTCTATGTCTTTGGTTGATGGATAAAACTGAATCTTCACTTACTCCCCCTTCGACGGGATAGTCTATTCTTTAGAAAATTATACACCCATGTCTGGGTGTTGTCAAACATACATCCTAGAGGCTATCTAGTAGATCAAGATACTTCTGCCTCAGTGACTCTTGCGAGAATGTCTCACATCCAAGAGAAAATGCCTCTTCTTTTAGCAATTTTTTGTCTGAAGCATCAAAATATTGATCTATCTTCTCTGCTAGGTCTTTTGGGTCTGCGTTATAGATGTCTATACTCCTCTTTGCCATGAAGTTTCCAATAATTTCTGACCCTGCCAGCCACTTTTTAGGCAATATCAGGTTATTCGGAGATATGTCCGTCATGAATACCGGAAGGCCGCTTAAAAGTGCCTCATTCATTGGCAAGCATAGTCCAGCATACCTTCTAGGAAGCACCATGGCATCAAATCCATGGTATAAATCTTCGTTGTTGTCTTCATTTGACACTTTTACCGTTAGCCTTACGTCATCACAATCTATATCTAGGGGAGTTTGGCTCTTGATTACCAGATTGTAGTCAGATTCAGAGTATTTTAACATCTCTATAACTGACTCTGTTCCGTTTCTGTCGTGAGCAGCGGCTTTACCGGCAATATGCAAGAGCTTTCTGCTATCTTTCATGTTGTCTACCCTGTTTTTGTTAAAAGCTTCCGCATCTGTTGGGGGAGGGAGAAACTCTATCCTAGAACGGTCTCCAAACCTATCTCTCATCTCGTCAATTCTCCACATAGTTGGTGCTAATAGAATCGTTGGCATTGACTCTTGCAGGCTAATGAATCCACCAAAAAATTCAAAGTTGTATTGAAGAATTGTCTTTATCTTTTTCTTTCTTGCCATGTCTACAAGCTTTTTATGATAAAAGGTTTCACAGCTAATTACAACGTCTATTCCAGACAAGAAATTGATTATGTCTGAGCTTGTGGGGAAGCCACTAACAACCCTATGCCTTTTATCCTGATACCTTTCAGGGTACTGTTTGTTTTTGTTAAAGGGGCTAGAGTCTATTACCAAAACCTTATCTGGATTTAACATCTTAACGAGTTCTAGGGTTTGATTTCCCAATCCTGTGTTATCACATCTGGCAATAATTCCTAGTCCCACTCTTTGTACCCCCAATCATTATCATCACTCGTAAACTTTCTGGTTCCCGCCCTTCCGTCAAGATGATAAGACCTCTTGATCCCTCCATCTGGGTGATAAATCCAGAGCTTGTGCTCGTCCCACCCATCATCCTGAACCTTTCCATGAAACCTATCCTCAATGAATGTTTTTTCATTTGAATAGGGGAGAACGGAATCTCTGTAGTATTTTGTCAAGCTTAGGTGAGGTCTCTGAGACCACTGAATAGTCTTTATAAAATTACCTTCTTTCTCAAACATGAGATATTCATGCGGTTCCGGTATGACTTCTTCAAAGTGGAATCTAATTGTTTTTGCCTTTTCGTATTCAATCATATCCAGACACTCTTCCCAGCCTAGCTGTTTATCGATGACCAGGGGGGTGTCGTTTTCAATGTAAAGAATAAGGGATGTCTGAACCTCGTCTATTGTTTTTTTCATCATGGTTGTTTGATGAGAGTGCTCTTCAAAGATAAACGGCAATACGTTGCCCCACTCATGCATACACTTCCATAAAACTCTATTCTTGAATTCATCATATTCCGGCTTCTTACCAGCTCTCTCTTTTCTAAGGCCATCAATTTGCAGAATTATCTCAGACTCTGGAAGGTGATGCCTAATGGATCTAATAGTCTCTTCAATAATCGCAGTGTCTGGATGAGTTGGGATTATAGATATGGGGACGATAGCCGTTATGTCTGTCTTATTCATTCAACTGCCTCATTATCTTTATCGAAAAATCTCTTTTATACTTAATCCACCAACACACAACCCGATGCATATTGTTTGGGTAGTCACTTAGCAGTTCTGGAATCAACTTTTCTAGGTCGTTCCAGTCTTTCACCCTGATTACCGGAGGGTTTGCTTCAGACACATAGGTAAAGAAGTCAGCCTCGACACCCCTTGAATCTTTTAGGTCAGCAACTGGTAAACACATCAACTCTATCGCCTCAAAAAATCTAAAGGAGTCAACTACCACGGCACCGGATGGGCAAGGGGCTATCCTAGCCCTTGACATTAACTCATAATACTTCTCTGGTGGGTCGCCCTGTATGAATCCACTTGTGGGCCTATATAGGCTATTAACGAGCTTGGGCATTACCTGAGAAAGCTCCTGCCTTCTCTGGTGAGTTATTTGTCCGGCAAAGTATGTGTCGTAATCCTTGACAGGATACCCAGGACGGTATTCCTTTATGTGCTTTGGTGCTCCAACAAAAAACTTGTTGTACTTTTTGTGCTTTTCGTGAGGGTATTGAACCCAAATTTCAATATTGGGGTGGGTTATCTTGTCTACGTCAAAGTAGGCGCTCTCATCACCAGTGATAAAAAGGATTGCTCTTTTTATTTTTAACAACTGTGTGGATATTTCCTTTTCCGCACCGGCATTTCCTTGGCCAGGAATTACCACTATCCCTCTGTCTGACTCTGGTATTTCTTGTACGACCTCTTGTTTTAGGTGGTTTCTTTCAAACATTTCACTTAAAAGTCCGTAATCCCACTTATCGCTTGCAGAGTCTTGAGGATTAGTAGAGTATATGTACACATCATTGTGCATAATACAGGTGAACTTCATGTTGGTAATCTAAAAACTCTTCTTTGTACCCGAAGCATTTAATAAACTGTCTTAAATCGTATAGGTATTCGTTCCAATACATCATCATAAACTCTGGGTGGCCAGACAGCCAAATCTTTGGCTTGTGCTCTGCTAATACACGCTTAGCTCCGCCCAACACCCTCCACTCGCTGCCCTCAACATCAATGGATATTGCGGTAGGTGGCTTAACCCCATGGTCGTAAACCAATGAGTCTATGGTGGTCTGCCCATACACATCTGCTTCATACTGAAGCTCTTTAAATCCATGTGCTGCATCAATTACAGAGTTTGCTTCTGGAGGCCACTCTTCATAATAAATCCTTGCCAGATCATTGTTCTTGTCTGAGGCAAATCCGGGGATGCAAGCGAGCGGCATCTCAAGGTTATTGTGTTCCCAAAGTAATGGGAAGTGATACCATACCTTTGGGTTGGGCTCAAAGAGGACTGTCTCTGCTCCCCACATCTGGCACAGGGCAGGCATCTCTCCCTCTTCGGCACCAATGTAATACATTACGTCCCCTTTGCCAAGATTTTCGTGCATTGATTTAAGTCTAGGTTTCTCCCATCCACTTTCCTGATACCAGTCTGGTCTATCAGCACGATTCTTTGGAAGCGTTATCTCAAACTCTCCATTGATTACTACCTTTACCATTTCGGTCATAGGTTCAGCTCCTTCATTATCTCATTCCATCTATTTACATAGGTGTGGTCTCTCTTTGTTCTTTTGTGTCCTGCCAAACGAATGGACTCTCTCTCTTCGTCATGTTCGAGATAGTAGTCAATCTTTTTCTTTAGATCCTCTAGGTTTCCATGCTCATACCAAACAATTTCCTTCTTGTCAACAAACGTATCCTCAATACCCCGAATTCCTGGATAAATTGTAACCCCCCCCCTTCCAGTTGACTCAAACAACCTGTCACTTGTGTAGTAAGGGTATTTAAATCCAAGATTAAGGGTATCTCCAACGGCAATCTTGCTCTTTGCATAGATTCTATTTAGACTATTCCCTCTGAGGGTTCCCGTATCGCCATCCCCGCTAACATGCGTAAATCCATCTCCGTAAGTATCTCTAAGGAATTCGATCAGCTCTGGCCTGTACGGATACTCTGGGTGATACCCCTTGCTGCCAACAAAAATAACTTCATGTTCAAAGTCATTTGAGTATTCTTTGTCAATGAAACACTCCTTGTCGTACACTCCAGGTAACAAGAAGTGTCCTTTTACATTGGTATTTTCATTAAACCAGTCTGCCATTAACTTGTCTACCGTAAAAAAGTGTCCAATTATTTTATAAAAGTTGTCCTTCTCAAGATCTACCTGTCTCCTTAATCCAAACCACAAATCAAGGTGGTAGGTCATGGTGGGGATTCCATCCTTGTTTATCTCATCAAGAACTGAATCCATCGATATCGTTCCCGTCGTCTTCCATCCGTGAGTGTGCACCCAAACAAAAAGGTCAGACTTTCTTGCACAACGAAGAACCTGTTGGCTTCTAACCTCACCCTCTTGAAGCTTAATCACTGTATGACCGAGTGACTCCAGCGTCTTTACATGGTGAGACTCACTCGAATAATCAACACCAAAATTTCCTAAAAACGATATGGTAGACATGTATTCCAATCTTCTCTGTATTGTGACAACTATACCATCTCTTGCTTTGGAGCGATATGTCGGTACTGCCCCGAAGGATGCCGTGATGCTAGTTCACCAATATCGCCTAGCTCTGATGATGCTGTGTGCAGATTTAATTGTATCTGATGGGGAGTCGGCTGTCAAACGACCCACCCCAGAAGCTTTGCTTTTTTACAGGAACACAGTTAGGTACAGGGTTGCCATCTTTTCCTGGCTTCATTCCTCTTTGAGCGTAACCTTCCCAGCATGGTGACTTCTTATCCATTTCGGGGTTGCACACGGGGCAATCAACGCAAGAAACGTTCATCTCTTTGCAGGTTGGGCAGCCGCAATTGTCATACTCTTTGTTTACGTTTTCTGTGTCCATTGTCTTATTATACACCACCCCTCCAGTTAGACGATCTGGGAATGCTTTCTGTATTTTCTCTTTCCATTCTTGTTTAATGCCTTGTATGTACTTGGAGCCAGAGGCAGGATTCGAACCTGCGTTGTTTTTGTACCGATTTACAAGATCGGTCCCATCGGCCACTAGGGGACTCTGGCGTAAATCTATTTATTTGTGGTTAGCCTTATAAGATTCGTCAATAATCTCAAACGCCCACGCACGAATCTTTTCTTCATTCTTGAGAAAATGATGTCGGCAGAATAAAAGATCTCCGGATACTCCGTTTGCCCACACATATGCCTGACTGCCACATGCATCACAACGATCTGATGAGTTTAATCCATTTGATAATTCTTCAACCTCAGTCATTGTATCCATTATATCTCCTTTTTTATGTGTATAGGTATATTGTACAGACTGTTGTTTATGCTGTCAAGTGAAAACTCAACTACTCTTCTGTAGTTTTTTTGTTTTGTAAGTTGATCTTGCTGTTAAGCAAAAAGATTTGTGATCCCAAGTTTGCAATTTCTGCTTCATAGTTAATTGCCATGCGTCCCAGCCGTTCAATGGTAGCATTAAGTGTTTTCTGTAATAGCTCTTCGTTAGTCATTCCAACTTCTCCTTATAATGTCTTTTTCTCTAATAAGTATTGTGCTTCCGGACTGCATCCCGTGCTTTATTATTTTTCTTTGTGCCCATTTAATTGAGGACGTACACCTAAAAAACTTACGATCAAGCCAAACACTTTCAATCCCATCTTCTGATTTCCACAAGGTAACGCAATATCTAAACATCCCCCTTGGATTTGGAGACACCCTTGCATACAGCTCCACTATACCTCTACTAGATCAAGTGGGGTTGGTGCCGTTAGCTTTGTTTTACAGTTAGAGCACTCTGCGTTTAAAAGGTATCCTGCAATTTCATAATCATCATCAAATGATGCTTGAATGGTAAACAGGGTTGATCCACAGTTCGGGCAAGCCCTTGTTGGTATTCCTCTAGCATCTAACATTTGTCATCCTTTGCAATAATAAGACAGGTATTTTTTTATTATATATATTATCGTAAACCCCTTTCACTAAAAAATTATACATCAATCGCCACATGCTGTCAAGTGTAAGGTGTGTGTTTATCTTTTTGAAGAAAAGATCCTCTCAGAATGACATTTACATCCACATCCTGGAGTTTCGCATTCTTTGTGACCATTTCCTATGCACCATCCGCTCTTCTTAAGGCTTTCTAAGAAGCTTATCTCTTCTACCAGCGGAGACTTGTTTGTTTTTTCCTGAATCCCCTTGTCATAAAAATCATTAAAGTTTACCCCCACCAACTCCTGATACTCTAAATACTTTTTCTGATCACCTATTCCGTACACCCCCTTCTCTATACCGCGAAGAATCCTTTCCTGCATCTTCTTGGAATCCATCTCCAAGTCAATCCAGTTAACATTTCTTGCCAGGTCATCCATCTGGCTCCAAGGCTTTACCCTATCTTTTCTCGTATAGAAGTGCCAAACAAGCATTTCGTTTGGAGCATAGATCTTCCACCCCCGCGTGAACGCACGGATGGCAACACAAAGCTCTTCACCCATAAAGGAT